GTCAGGTATAATGAACTCTTAGCATTTATTATTGCAGCAATTTAACACAGGAGAATAAAAATGGAATGGAATGTAAAAACAGTTGACGTACACCCTAACGAAGAAGGGCATGATGATGTAATTTATAATGTGCATTGGTCAGTATCTAAAGAAGATGGAGAATACTCTGCATCATCTTATGGTACTCAAAGCATAGATACATCTGATTTATCTAACTTTAAACCTTTTGATGAAGTAACATCAGATATGGTTAAGGGTTGGGTAATTGATGCTATGGGTGAAGAAGAGGTTGCTAACTTAGAAGCAAATTTAGATTCACAAATAGAAAATGAAAAAAATCCAACTTCAATTACTAAAACTTTAGATTCTTAGTATATAATTTAATTTTAATAAACTTATAGGAGAGTTAAATGAGTAAAGAAGAAAATAAGATGGAAAACCAAGAACCAGTAGTAATCACATATAATGGCACTGAATACAGAGCTTCTGATATGAATGAAGAGCAAATGGCTTTAGCTGCTAAATTAAACATTGCTGGTAAAAAATTAGCTAGACTTCAAGAGTTCTATGATGATTATGTCATCACAAATGAATACAAAAATCTTTGTATCGAATCATTTGATAGAGCTATCAACGCTGAAGATGTAGCTGAGGTAGTAGAGGAAGAATAATGGCTACTCGTAAGACTGCTAATGATGTTCATTCAGACTTACGAGTTCACGAAAAAATGTGTGAAGAACGCTGGAAAACTATTTATAGAAAAACTGATGACTTACAAGCCTCGGTAAATAGTATGAAGGGTTGGCTGTTAGCAGGTCTTACAACAATACTAATTAGTATGTTTACTCTAGTCCTCAGAGGTTTAATTTAATCCAAATTAATATATGATAGACAAACTTATCGAACCAGTTAGCGACTTGCTCAACAAGTTCATTCCTGATGCTGACACAAAACAAAAGATTGCACATGAAATTGCAACCATGTCTGAAAAGCATATACATGAGATTGCTAAAGCACAAATAGAAGTAAACAAAGAAGAAGCCAAAGGTAGTTGGTTTCAATCATCATGGAGACCAGCAACAGCATGGGTATGTGTTGCAGGTTTTGCAGTCAACTTTCTTATTAGTCCTTTATTAGCACCTTTTGGTATTGATGTACCACAAGCTGATACTTCTACTATGCTACCTGTTTTAATGGGTATGCTTGGTCTAGGTGGTATGAGAAGTTATGAGAAAACTAAAGGATTAACAAAATAATATGCTAGACAATGTAAAACAGATGTTGCTCAAACATGAGGGCATGAGGACTTTTCCTTATAAATGTTCTGAGGATAAATTAACAATTGGAATTGGTAGGAATTTAGAAGCTAATGGTATATCAGAAGATGAAGCACTATATCTTTTAGAGAATGATATTAAAAGAGTTACAGCCAACTTAGATAAGATGTGGGGTGTATGGAGAACATTCCCTGAGAAAGCACAACTTGTTTGTGTAGACATGACATTCCAAATGGGTATAACAGGTTTTATGAATTTTAGACAAACAAGAGCATTAATGGAGATGGGTTGTTGGTTAGAAGCAAGTGAAGAGGTATTAAGAAGCAAATATGCAACCCAAACCCCAAATAGAGCAGCTTATAATTCAAGGCAACTAGCCTTATGTCAAAATGCCAAGAAAAACATCAGACCAACATCAAGCTAATTCAAGACTTGGTGCTTTAGGCGAATCCTTAGTACAAACCTTTCTGCTTGAATACGCTGATTTTTGTTTTCCCACCCAAGAAAAACATCCTGCTGATTTAATGGTTGAATTTGGCAACGCTAAATATACAGTGCAAGTCAAAAGCAGAAGAGCCACTAAAGAAAAGAAGTTTGTCTTTGCTGCTGAGAACTCAAGGTCTCAATCTGAAACTTATAGACAATATACTTGCGATATTCTAGCTTTTGTATTCTTTGATGATGAGCAAAAGAGAATCATGTTTAAACCAAATACGTCATCACAAAATTATTACACCTTTGATAAAAAGGCTATCACTGAATCTATGGAGCTAGATTCTCTGCAAGAAACTCTTGCTACTCTAAGTTCAGTTCCTGTTCTAAATCCTATAATTTAGCACCTTAAAATAAATTAATATTTTTTTACACATTTATATATATTTATGTATAATGAGTGTATGTTAAATAAAATTAAGGAGTTAAATAACATGAACACAACACAACTAATACAAGCATTAAGAGCTGAAAGACTTAGATTGTTAGGATTGCCTAGAAGAGAACAAATACAAATTACTCATGCAAGTAATCATGGTGAGTTTAGAGATGTTATTCAAGATATTGAAAACACTATAACAACTTTACAGGTAGCATAATGACTAGATACACACTACAAGTTCAACTACCTAGCTTAGGCTGGGTGGTTGCTATCAAGACTAGCGACTTATTCTACATGGCTAGTAAGAGAGCTAGATTAATTAAAGAAGGGCATAAGGTTAAATTAACTAAGGAGAAGAAGTAATGGCTAGACTACCTGAAAAAATACAAAGAGAAATTAGAAGATTCAATATTGAAGAACTAAAAATATTATTTGAATCTTGCATCTTCTCAGAAAAGATACAAAAAGATGATAAGGCAGTTCTTTGTGAGTATATTGAAAAGCGATTAAATAAGTTGTTAAAGCAAAAAGATTACTACGACAAGAGCATACCTGACCATGAATATATTGCTAAATGGGGTATTAAATAATGAACCTAATGTGCAATACAAAACATGGTGCTATTGAATGGAGATGGAAAGACTCAGGTCAACCATCTCCTGAATACAAATCATTGAATCATCAATGGTGGATTCCTAAAAAGTCTGAGTTTGAATTGGTATCTAAAGTTGATGCTTCTATCAAACAAGAAATCAAGGATGAGATTTGGGAAGATATGCAATCTGATTTTGAGTATCAGAAAAGCATTTATAAGATTCATAAATTAAATTTAAAGGAGAAAAAATAATGGACTATCAATTATTAATATTATTAGCTGCTGTAGCTTACCTATCTTATGGTGTTGCACTTTTAATGAATGACAGTAACAACAGAAAATGAATGTAACATTTAATCTAATGGGTGGTGGTGAATTAAATATCCCACCAAGAGCAATCAGTGGTTTCTATAAAGACCAATTCACCAGTGAGGTTATTGTTGAGGTTGGTGAAGATGAATACAAAGTCAGGGATTCACTAGATGAAGTTAAATACATTTTAGGATTAGCAAGATGAAAATAGAATCATTAAAGAACTTTGCATCAGAGCAAAGAGGACAAGCACTTATATATAAAGATATACCTAATGAGGATTACCATGCTGGTGTAGGTATAAGCAGTAGTTATATTAGAAGGTTTGGTCAGTCTCAGCTTCATGCAATAGAACATAAACAGGAAAGCTCGCCTAATCTTAAATTTGGAACTGCATCCCATGCACTAATAGTAGAAGGTCAAGAAGCATTTGATAAAGAGGTCAGGGTGCTTACAGGCTCTCCATATACAAAAGCATATAAAGAAGAGAAGGCTGAATATGAGGAGCAAGGGTTTATTGTTCTTAAAGAATCTGAAGTAGAAATAATACATGGCATGAAGGACAGCATGGTTTATGAAGGTAATGCTTATCTTGATGCTAAAGGCAAGATAGCAGAAGCAAGTGTTTACTGGTATGAAGATGACATTCTTTGTAAGTGTAGACCTGACATGATGTGTGCACCTTTAAAAGAACCTAATTCAGATAATAAGATTGTCATAGTAGATTATAAAACAACGATATCTTGCGAACCTTTTGCATTTAATAAATCAGTTAAGAAGTATGGCTATGATATGCAAGCAGCTTGGTATAGAAGAGGGTTGTTGATGGCTGGCTATGATGTAGAGGACTTTATGTTCATAGCTCAAGAGAAAGTACATCCTTATGCTTCTAAAGTATTTAGGATAACAAAAGAACAAATAGATTTTGGCTGGACAATGATGGAGAACTATTTAGAAGAGTATAAGGAATATCAAAAGGGTAAACCTCTTACTATCTACAATAGTCCTAATGTTGTTGATTTGGTTTTGTAGGATAAGACATTGTTTGTGAGAAAACTAGAAAGAATAGAATATAAGCACTGGATTGAAGAAATGCACTATGCTAAAAGGATGCCTTCAATAAGTTTTGCTTATGGAATGTTTGTAAATAATAAGCTATCAGGTGTATGTACTTTTGGTATGCCACCAAGTAGCACATTAGCACAAAGTATTGCAGGAAAAAATTATAAAGACATTGTTATTGAGTTAAACAGATTGATTACATTAGATAACTTACCTAAAAATTCATTATCACAATTTGTTTCACAATCTTTTTCTTTATTGCCCAAACCAAAAATTATAGTATCTTTTGCAGACCCAAATAATAATCATCATGGTTATATTTATCAGGCAACAAATTTTATTTATACAGGTGAATCAACAAACACTAGCCAATGGATAGATGCAGAAGGTAAAGAGTTTCATTTCAGAAATATAGGTCATTATCAAAAAAACAATAGACTAAATGTTTCTTTAAATAAAAGAAGATTAAATGAAGATAAGATAAATAGAGTTGATATAGCTAATTATTTAAGAGATTATAAGGGTAAATATACCGCAAAAGATTTAGATAATATATTTGGATATAAAGATACAGCAGCACACTGGTTTAGAACTGATGTTGGATTTAGTTTTCCAAGAATTGATGATTGGATTAAATTAAAAACTATACTTAATTTTGATGATACTTATGATTCTGTAATGAGTGCTTATGAATTAGTACCATGTGCAAATGAAATAATAAAAAAATTAAAATTACAAAAAATAAAAATTAAGGGAAAGCACAGATACATATATATTTGTGCTAATAAAAAAGATAAGAAAAATATTATGCAAAACTTCAAACTAAAATCTTTACCTTATCCAAAAGGTAAAAATAAAAATTATGAAGTTTTTGTAGAGAAGCAACAGGGTTGTTTATTACAAGAAGGGCAAATAGATACATGAGAGTATTTAGATTTATGGAGAGTTTATCCTTTGCCCTTGAACCTAGTATAAGGGTTTTTGGAGAAGTAGGTAATAAAGTTCTAGCTTTATTATCAAAATAAATATAATATAAAAAGTGGAGAGTCATTATGGACGATAAAACAAAAAAGGCACTTTGGATTCCTGAAGAATTACATAAGGATATCAAGGTGTTTGCAATTACAAATAACATGAATATTGAATCAGCTACTCAGCTATTGCTGAAACTTGGCATGGTTTCCTATAAGGAGAACAAGCATGGGTCAAAATAAAGCAGCAGTAGACAAACGTAGGGAAGAACTAAAAGCTGAAAAACTAGATAGGTCAATCAAGATGTATTACTTTCAGAAAGGAGCTGGTGAACATTACAGAGAAATACAATATCAAAGTGGAAGAGTTGTAAGGACTGATTTCAATGATTGAGTGGATTCTATATTTTATTGCAGGAATATTTGGTTTGGTAGCAATAGGTGGAATCATCAGTGTTATAGCAGCAATATATATTTTTAATGAGTTAGATTAATGGTAAACAGCAGAAATAAAGGTGCAGCATTTGAAAGAGTTATAGTTAATAAGATTAATACTATTCTTGAATCTAAAGGCTCTGATGAAAGGGTCAAAAGAAACCTAGACCAATATCAAACAAAAGGCATGGCTGATGTTTATTTTAAAAACTTTGCTATTGAATGTAAGAGATATAAAGCTGGTGGTAAAAAGACCATGTATAAGAATGAGTGGTGGCAACAGGCAGTAGATAGTGCTGGAGATAATTTAATACCTTTGCTAATTTATAAATATGATAGAAGAGACATTATGTGCGTAATTCCTTTGTTCTTGGTAACAAGTGTAAAGACTGCAAATTGGCAATGCACTTATTTATGTCCGCTATCGGAAATATGTGAAAGGTTAGATGAAATCTTACAGAAAGCGAATGGATTTAAACAGTTATCTACTTGAACAAGATTTTGAAGATTATTGCAGATTTGCGTATGAGAAAATTCAATCTGCATGTGATTTCCTCGGAATTATAAATGACGAGGATTATGAGAGTTTTAAGGAAAGGTGTTATACCCAACTTGAAACAGATTACTTAAACAGTATTGATAGAACAATACATTAATGGAGAAAAAATATGGTTGACATATTAGGTGGAATGAGTAATTCCAACAGTGAGAGTCAGCAAGTATATCTTGCTTTCAAAACATCACATCAGCAATTTTTTGCTAATGGTGAAACGCCAGTAGAGTTTCAATATCTACAGCTTGACCCTTCAACATTCAAATCAGGATGGGGAAGATATACAAAAGCTGAAGGTTTTGAATATTCTTGGGATGATAAATTTGGTGTAGTAGCACCTAAACCAGCAGATGACTATAAAAGAGCATTTAGTGCTTGGGTCTTTCCGCAAGGAGCTCAACATGCTTACTTATGGCAAAGATTCACTTATGCTGAGTCAAGTGCATTTAATAGCATACTGGGTAGCTTTTGGAATCAAATGGATTCTAGTTCAGCTAACTTACCTGTTGTTAAGTATGAAGGCTCTAAGCCTATCCAAGTAGGCATGGGTAATTCTTCAGAGCTATCATTTAGCTTTGCTAAGTTTGCACCTAGAACTGCTGAGTTTGTAATACCTAGTTGGTATTTAGAACAAGAAGCACCAGTAGAGGACACATTTAAGAGTCCTAATGATGGTCTTAGCGATAAAGTAGCTGAGATGGTAAATCAGAATGAATTATCAGACGACGATATACCATTCTGATGCAATCAGTTGATTGGCAAAGAATAGCACCTGAAGTTGCAAAGCAATTATTAGGTGAACCTACAAGTACCTCTTCTAAAGAATATAGGTGGGGTACTCATGGGTCTTTAACTTTAAATTTAGAATCTGCTACTTGGTATAATTTTGAAGATGATACAGGTGGTGGAATAATAGATTTAATTAAACATCTGAATCAAGATGTTAATACAGTTTTAAAACAGTTTGGTTATGACTTAGCATTACAATCTAATGACTCCTTATTAAGTGGTTTTACCCCCCTAAAAACTAAAACCACAGGTAATGCTAGGTCATTCTCTA